ACCCTCCTATGGTAAAAGAGTTTAAATACTTCTTAACAAATGTTGAAGCTTGCGATTCAATTGCTGTTATTGCAGCCGGTGCAAGTCCCTGTGGAAGAACTATGTTGGCGACGACGCTAATTGGAACTCTTTCAGCTATTCTAATATTAAGTTTTATTCCAACTGGTTTTTTTCCGCTAAGATTATCTGCTAGTGTTTGCACAAAAAGTGGATCAAGAGATTGAGATTCCGGAACAACAATTATATCACAAGATCCAAGGCCGTACGAAGACTCCCTAATTCTGACGTCCCTAACGCCTGGTATAGCTAGAGCGCTTAGCCTTAAAGATTCTGCGGTGCCATAAGATCTTTCTTTAATCGACATACTTATTCGCCTTCTGTAATTATCGTCACCTTCCATCCCCGGCATGGAATATACTTCCTTTGGGTTTGAGCAGTAAACTATAGTGCCATCTGTTGACACGAAATTATGTTTAGTTAAGGTATTTTTTGCTGCCGTGAAATCTTGGGTGGTAAATGTCGGATCAATTCTTCCATATGCCTTATTGGTTCCAGCAACGATTATCACAGTGGCTGCAAGCTTATATTGATATTGTCTTTCTGCAAACTCTGTTACATCATTAAATACTAGGGTATCTTGCGGAATAACGATACTGCTAGATGTTGGAGCTGAGATATAAAATTCGATATTAAAACTTGCTCTTTCCTGTTCGGCTTCTGGGGTAATTGTACTTCTTCTAACCCCATATAATTCTCCAATCAAATCTAATGATTTACCGGTCGCAGTTGCAATAGATGTTTGATCAACTGCAAACTTTAGAGCATCATACAAGTCCCCCACCTCCATGGCAATAGACTCCGCAAACGCTCTTGCTATTGAACCTGGATAAGTTGCCGTAATTCCGTTGCCCTCCAGAGCCCTCATCATACGTCCTAATATTTCTGTTTTTGTTTTACTATAGACTATGGGCATTTTATACTCCTTTTATATTACAGTTCTTGAACAACAGAAAGAGTTACTGGTTCTGTTGAATTATCTTCAATATGAACATCAAATCTTATTCCCGTTGCTGATACCGGAACTGCATCGATTGATATTAGTCTCCCCCTAAAAATTCCGCCCTTTAATTCGTTTTCTAATGAATCTCTTATAATTCTTTTTCCTAAATCTGCTGTTATCCTGTTTTGTGGCATGCCGCGCAGAATTCCAAGGTCACAGCCAAGCTTGGGGTAAAGCATAAAATCATTGGGTTCAGTCATTAATCTAATGTATATTTGTTGAATGTCCCTTTGACTTCGACTTTGGGTAATAGCTATATCCTTATTGGATGATATTAAAATATCTCCACTCAAGTCAAAATAAAAGTCGGGCATTATTTATCCAAATCACTTTTAATCCATGGAAAATTTTTTGAGTTGTCTGCCATATTAAAGTCTTTTTCATTTATTTTATTTAAAGATTCCTGATAAGAATATCCCGAATGCATCATTCTTTTAAGAACTGAAACTTCTTCCTGCGTATGATCCTTTGCGTATGAGTCAATAAGGGCTATTTGCTCAGAAGTAAACCCACTAGTGCTACCCGAGGTAACCTGTTCATTACTCTGACTTCCCAAGGCATACTTACCGCTTATAGTAACCGGATTATTCTGCTTACTCTGTTCAAATTCTTGTATATTATTTAAATAATAATTAACCCTATGATATGCTGGATTGTTTAAAAAATCCCCTGTTTTGATTAAAGAGGGCTCATTGTAAACGTCAGATGCCGGATTAAAAGACTTATCATTCCATCTTAAACCATCATCTTCTTTTGAAAAAATCTTTATAGAATCCGCATGAAGAGATATGCTTCTTGTGTTGGGATTAATAATTATCCCTATTCCAGGAGCGGCAAAAATTTCTATTGATCCACCATCTGCTATCCTAATAAAGGCGTTGTTGTCAGGATGCGTTAGGCCAACTTCTCTATGGGAAAATTCTGTTCTTCTTTTAATTTCCAAACTTTCATTAAATGGTTTCGACGCATTTGAATTTTCTTGATAATAGTTGTTCATTTTACTCCATAAACTTTGGTATGCCAGTATATATATTTAAATTTCTAGAATTTTTATATGAACGAGGTTCATTATAGTACATAATTATATATGCTTCTTCCTCATGCTCATCCCTAAATCCTACTAGGCAACGTGTTCCCGGAGACGGGGCTGCGGATTGAACTCCATAAGTAAAAGGACACGGAACATTTATCATGGCATTACCGATCGTGTCAGAAAACTTTTCATCTATCAATACTGTTGCCGTATTATTTTGTGCATTATACACCATGATAGTTCCTGGTCTATTTTTTACTTGAAGAAATTTAGATCTATCAATATGATCTGTGATTTTTTTGTCAAATTTGGGATAATTTCCTGGCATGATTTCTCCTTAAATTTCCGTTCCATCGTCTTCAAACACAGTTCCACTCATCCATTTTTCAATATAGGGATATGGTCTCTTGTTTTTAAAGTTCTTTCTTATCCAAGCTTTTAGCGAATCTTCTGATTTACCTTTTAATTTATAGGAGTTAGCTACTGTGGTAAATTTAACCTTAAAAATAAATCCAACAGTTGACCTTGGTGTTCCATCTTTATTGTTGTAATCCCCCCATGCAGTAAACACATAAGAATCAATTGGCTTTCCCTTTAATGCTTTTGCCACCTCAGTTTGCCCAGCAGCGACCGTACCAAGCATCCAAGCTTGATTGTAGGGTATAAATATTCTTTTGTCAATGGTTGATTTTGTTGCTTTTTCTACAACTTTTTTACTAAGCGATTCGACATTATTATCGTCATCAATTGCATACGCCAGTTTGACGCCAAGTACAGTTTGGTCGTACGGCTGTCCTGTAGCATTGTATTTGAGAATAAACATTTTTTTACCGTGTGCAGAGGGTAGAAGATTGCATTGAAAAGCTCCAAAAGAAAAATCTCCACTTCCAGTCTTATTCTCGTTTAGTGCACCCGGTCGCCAACGAGATTCTCTTTCTCCAATGCCAACAAATATTGCGGCAACTTCATCACCAAAAATTCCCGATGTTGAAAGCAGATACATCACCTCATCTGCGCTGAATGTTGCACCAGGTTGATCAAAATAACTTTTTTTAAATTTATCTAAAGATACTGTTGAAGGAACTGAGGAGCCGCCCGTTGAAGTGGACCCTGTAAGTTGTTGAGCTATTTCTGGGGTAATAAAAGATCCTGCTCTCTGTGCTGACCAGCTTATATGTATGTGATTTCTATGAGAAGAATCAGTTGCAAAATTTATAAATGGAGCTAATAGTGGATACTTAGTTCTAATCGCTGCGTTGGCGCCCTCTATTCCAGTTTCTAATATTCCAAATTCTTCAGCTAATTGATCGTGAATAATAATTAGGTCGGGATGAAGTTCTTTTGAAAGAGTCTGTAAATTTGTCAAAAGAATATTTAAACCTTTTCTAAAATTGTCTAGACTAGAAACTAGGTCAATTGAATCATCCGCAGTATTCCCTATCTGCATTATGTCCAAGCCTCTTCCAAAAGCGTGATCGCTAACACTATTGCTATCGGCTGTTAATTCACTAAAATTTGCTCCAACCAAACCCCTACCAGTTCCAGTATCTGCTTTAATGTATATTTTGTTCGTCAATTGCAACATCATCTCTATTAAGGCGGCTGACATGAAACAAGTTTTTTTTCCTGTACCTAAAAAATCCTTGGGTACAGGCAGAGATTCATAAGAACCTGAGACATAATTTCCAGATTGTTTTATCTCAAAACCCAAGGAGCCAAGTGATTGACCTTTTGAATTTGTGCTGAAATCTATGTTGAATGTGGTAATATTTCCCGCAAAGTTTGCTTTATCGTTCAACTCTTTAGTTTTTGTTATGTATGTTTCTATTTCTTTTTCCGTAAGAATATCCTGCAAGGCTATTGGCCTTGATCCACCATTCAGTGTTATTCCTCCGCTCGAAGAATGATAACCTTTTTGACTGTGAGCCAAAAGACCGCCGAGTTTGCGTATCAACAAAACCGCTAGAACCATCTGTGGATGTTGTGGTAGAATTTATGACACTATCGTTTAGCGCTTTTAACGCTACATCAAAACCATTTGGGGCATAGCCAGTATATAGAATTGAGTTCTTTGCTATTTCTGCTCTTGCTGCTGCTCCGGTCAAGACGTTCTTGCCCGATGGATCATTGGGATCAAGTATCTTTACATTGTCATCTATATCTGCTTGTGCCGCGATAATGCCGATGCAGTGCCGATTGAGTTGATTGTGCGTACGCGTTTATCGCGTATGCCGGATTTCTATACAGCCCGTCTCCCTGCAAAAGTTTTGTTGGATCTGCGCTTCTTAGCGACCTATCCTGATATGGCTGTTGAGAAAGGCTTGTATTTTTGATTATCAATTCACCATTTGGGTAAAAGGAAGAACCAATTTTTTCCGTTATACTCTTTGTACTGGTTAAATCTGTTATATCTATTGGATAATCTGACATTTTTTACCTATCGTTCTATCTCTCTAGGGATTGGAATTGCCCTAGATGGATCAAGTAGAGCCGGTCCTTTAATCAAATTTAAAGTCTCCGTATATACTCTAGCCAAACCATTTACAACCAGCTCCCAGTTGAGTGTAATTGGACTACCATCTGGATAGTACTCATCCCAGCCAACATATGGCCATTCCGAGGCCGTAGAATACACATCTTGAAGTATTAGAATACCTACTGCGGCATCAAATACGGCTCTTTCTGTGGCGGTAAGACTGTTGAGTGGATCATCAGCTCCTGTTACCTTGAAGTAAATGTAATCCGTAACTTGTTTTTGCTGCTCAATCATGGCATCAAAAATGATGCTGAATCGTGTTTCAATGACACTATTTAAAGAAATTAATTCTTTTGTCTTATCCCTTACATAAGCTATGCTGTTTGATGTACTTTCTGGAATTCTCAAGAATATACCTCTAACCTTGTTAATTATAGCTTCTTCCCTCATGGAGTCTACCCTATAAAAGATAGAAGCCATATATCTATCGTTAGAGTCTTTATTGTTTTTCCCAGTTTTTGCGACAGCGTAATTTCCCGGATTATTTTCTTTTGCCCCGGCTTCAATATCATCAGCGGTTAATATTCTTGATGGATCATTGGGATTTATTCTCAGTACAATTAATTTACCCAATAAAGCTTCTTTAGTATAGTTATACGACTTTGCTCCCTCGGAATTTGGATTAACAATTCCTACCTCACCCGGATATACCGACAGCTTTTGTAGTTCTGCTGCTTGAATTCCCTCAAATCTAATTCTATAATCGGCCGCTTTTTTAGATTTTCCATCAGGATTACCTTGGCGCTTTTCATCTACACTTATGCCTTTCTCCGGATTGAGCACATCTTGAACATCAATTGTGTCACCGTCAACAATGTGAACAACCTTTGCTATAACCTTAAAGCTTTGATTTAATCCTGTTTTTTCCGGTCCAAGACCAGAATATTTCAAAAGTTCTGCATGCACTACTGCATTTTCCAAACTTGTATATCTTACCAAATCCGATATTTCTTTTTCTCTCCAGCCCATGCTTCTCAGGAGATCATCGCTCCTAATGTAAGCGTGACCTTCTGCCGTTTTTGTTTTGGTTCTTACGCCGAGCACTCCGGGGAGAAGCTTGATTGAATGATGCTTACCAACCACCATGCCCTGAAAGTTGGCCAAACCAGCATCCATCGCCTGACCATTCTTGTTTAAATATTGAATGTAGCAGCCGTGCTGATCTAAGATATGGTTTCTAACCCACTTCCATGCACTCCATGCAGCGTCAGTTGCCAGCGTCAAGCCTGCGGCAACGGCCGCTCCAGCCAGGGGGGTTCCAAAAATAGTGGCTGCAGCGGTTGCGCCAGCAGTTACTGCCGGCATAACCAGGGAAGAGGTCACCGCCGCAACTGCACTCATCCCTTCAGTTTTTCCAGTTTGGTTTTTAATCAACTGCTTTATTTGCTCTTGTGTTTCCGGCATCGAATCTGCCAGCTGATTCGCTTGTATATCCTTAAGTAGCGCCGAGTGACCATGGGTATATTGCATGCCGCCAACCATTTGATCCTTAAGCATGAGGGCAAGATTTTCTATTGAAACATCTCCATTGGTCGTCAGTCTTGCATTATTTGACTCATTAGCCAAAAGTAATCTAGTGTCGTTTCTGAAATTTTGAGTGCTCAACCAAGAACCAAGCCAAGAAGTCATAAACCATCTAGCTGGATCATTGACCGTAACAAGTGCATTGGGGGTAATACTTGTGATAAAACCCATTTCCGGAGTGAAGTGATGAACTATCTGCTCAACCTCAAACATACCATACATCCTATTGTACACGTCTGCCAAATAAACAAGATCGTGCGGCCTTATGTCTGCATTACCAATTACCATTATCTCTCCACCATAAATGTCTTTCAGATTATCTTTCAAATACGAAAGAGCAACTCTTCTTGCGGTCAACTCATCTGGTTCTCCTTGCACATTTTTTGCTATTCCTCTTGCGGTTTCCAGAGGATGGAATATA